CAATGAACCATCACCTCTAACATATTGTGAAACTAAACCAGCACCAGTTACAGCTATATCACCACTTGATGTAATTGGACTATTTGTTACACTAAATGCAGATGGCATTGTTAATCCTACTGAAGTAACTATTGCTGCTGGAATATCAGAAGTTAAAGCAAGTGTGCCTGAAGCATCAGGAAAAGCAATAATATTATTATTATTTTCTGAATTTTGAAAAGTTAATTGTGTAGAAGCATTTAAATCATATTCTACTCTTTCTATATTATTATTATTAATTGTTATTGAACTAACATCACTTTCAATAACAATAATACGATTAGTTGTTTCATTTCCTTCATCAGTAACTTGCTGAAGTGTAGGTACTTCTCCAGTTATAAATTCCCAAACTGCTGCACCTTCTGTTGGGTCAGTACAAACATAAACATCACCATTATCTAAAATCCATCTTGTGTTTTGAACAAAACCTTTAGTTACATCATCTGTTGCAGTTGGTGTATAAGTAAGATTATGTGATACTTCACGTATAATAGTACCGCCATCATTCATTATGTAAAGTCTACCAGCTTCCCATTTGTGTTCAAATCCTACACCACATATTTGAGCAATACCACCTGAACCACCATTTCCAGCATCAATAGTTCCTTTTTTAAGCATTGAACCATTATCTAAAACAATAGCATCACCATTTGAAATACTTATATTTTCACCATCAGTAATATTACCTAATACTAAAGTTTCTGCAAGTGTTTGTGAACCACCACCACCTGTTACTTTATTAATATTAACTGTAATAAGATTATCAGTTACATTAATAGTAACTTCTTCAATGGTTTCTCCTACGTTTATATCTATAATATCACTCATTATCTTGTTACATCGTTTTTAATTAGAAAATTACCACTTATGTAAGTTTTAATAGTACCATCACCAAACTCAATTTCTATATCATATAAGTAATTAAATGCACAAATATCAATTATCTGTTCATTAATCTTAAATAAACCATTTACATCATCAGTAATTGTTATACCAGCATTTGCAACTGAAGTTAAAGATAAAAATGGAATACCACCATATTCTTTACGTAACTGCATTCTAATAATAGCATCTTCTAAACTATATGGTTCATCGTTTAATAGTAACTCAAAAGTTACTTCTTCAAATGTGTCTCCTTTAATGCTTTGAAAATTTAATCCCATGTTTAGTTTTGTTTTCTATTTTTTTTAAAAATACTTCTAACTTCTTAACGTTAGCTTGTTTTGGTTTATATTTATTTATCATAAAACCCAACCTGTAAAATAAGCATCTTTATCAGGATACATATCACCATTTGAATTAGCATTGTATTCTGGAAAAGAAGCTTGGTTAAAACACATATAATCAATAAATCTATTTGTGTAATGTTGTGCTATATCCCTTGCTTTTTCAATTAAAAAATCAACTTCATTCTTTTCAACATTTGTAGCGTTTTCTGATGTATGCTTATAAATACCTTTTCCAGCTATTGTAATGGCTAAAAACGGCAAAGCTTCAACCATAGACCAATGTATTACCATTGGCTTAATATACTTGCTTAAAAGCGTTGTATATGGTTCAGATAAATCATCAGAAACAATATCATCATTTAGTTTATTAAATAATTGTGTTCCTAAATATGTTTGTATATGTGTATCTTGTGCAATCTTTACAAATTGAACAAATTTATCTGTATCAATGTTTCCATTTAATGCAGTAAATTTAACAATATCATCTCTTGTAACAAATAATGCTTGTGCCATTTATTTAGTTTTTAAATCCCATTTTATCCCAATACTCTTGTGTAAAACCTTTTGTTGGCATATCTGCTGGTTTCATAGCAACTTCTTTTTCATTTCTAATTCTATAACCATATTGTTCAGCAATAGATGGACTAATAACCTTTTCTTTTGCAGTTGGACTTGTAGGGTCTATTTTAACACCTTCAAAGTTTGCATAAGTTCTACGCAACCATTTATGCTCACATCTTGGTCCGCCCTTGTACAACCAAATTGAGTAATTATCAGAACCACCTTTTCCAAAACCAGCATTTACTGCTTGATTTTCCATATCAATAATATCTTCTTTTCTGTAAACTTTATCTGCATTAATCATTTTACTGCAAAATTCACGTTGTCCAGTAGCATTACCACTATAAACATATCTTGTTATGAATTGGACACCATCAATAGTTTCATCTTGTTCTGGACTTTTAGCATTTGGTCTTGCAGTACCTGTTGAAACAAATTCCCATAATTTAGATAATGCACTTTTGCTTTTTTTATTGTTTTCGTTTATTAAATCAATTTCAGCATCGTATTCATCTTCTTTTTCATAATCAACTTCTACTTCATCAACTAAAGTCCATTCATTACCCAAAGTTTCACCTTTAGAAATTAAAGCATCTGCAATATCAGAACTTAAACAAGTGTGTGAACTTAAACCAGTTTCTTCTTTTACTTGGTCAGCATTTTGTGTATTATCTAATTCAGTAAATTCTAATGGCTGAATAGTTTTAAAGTATAATTTTAAACTTATTTCATTGTAATAAAGTATTTCATCTAATGCTTCTATTATTTCTAATTGATATGGTTTAATTACTATATTATCAAATAATAGCGTAGCAGTCTTAATTTCATCTGCATTGTTACCTAAACCACCATCACCATTTCTAATTCCTAATAACATAGGACTTGTTACTCTATGCCCTACAATTAATTTATTAAAACATTCATTACTTAAATATTCATAGTGTGCTGGTGCATCATTTAATGGTATATCTTCAACTGTTGTTTTGCTTTCTGCATTTGCATTAAAAGCTACAATTACTTTATCACCTCGTGAACCAGTTAGTTTGTTTTTAACATCCGCTTTAATTTGGTCACGCATTTCTTCAGTTGGAATACCATTGTTAAAATTGATAACTTTAGTTCCACTAAATCCATTCTTTACATCGTTTATTTGATACTCTGATATGTTTTCTTCTAACATAGCGTAATCTAAAGCACCATTATAATCAACTGGTGTATAATAGTGAAATATTGGTAAATAAGGTTTAATAACCATAATTTCTATTTCATTACCATTACCAAATCCCCAAGCTGGTATTCTTTTCAATACATCTGATGGTTTCTTTTTAGACCAATCTGGACAATAAAAATATCCTTCTATTTCTCCTTTATCATTACATTTTTCTGCTCTTAATGTATGTATTGGAAAATGCTCAACTTTAACTACTTTATTTTTTTGCTTTACTATTTGCATAGAAGCCATACCCATTAGTTTGCGTTCTAAACATACTTTACGCAACATATCTGGTTTAAATAAAGTTTTCATTTGTGCATATTCATTTGGTTTTCTTGATGCATCTAAAGCATCTAAACCTTTACCATATATCATATTTGATATTCCAGTAATAATAGCACCATTTGTAGTTGAATATAAAAACCTATCAATTAAAAACTGAAAGTAATTGTTATCATCACCATACTCAATGTAACCTTGCTTTTTATTTTCTTGTATTTTAGGACTTGTATAAGCACTTAAATTTACAATAGAAATATTAGAATTATTCATAAACTATAAAATCATTAGTTGTTTGATTTGCTACATATTCATCTTTGTTAATTGTGTAATTAGCAATAACTTGATTTGTGCAAAATATTTTGTCTTTATAAACTACATCAGTATTGTTAAGAATAGATAATGTATAAAAATTACCTTCTTTTAAATCAAATGTAGCAGTTGTAAATAGATAATAACCATCTTTATAAAAATCAGATGTTATAGTAGTACTTTCATTTGTCATTTCATTTACCAAAACTATTGATGTTGCTTTATAAGTTCTTGGAATAAATTTCAATGATTGTTCTTCTACTTGCTCTTTTAGAATTATCATTTTCTTTTTATTTAAAAATAAAAATATATTGAAATTGTTTTATAATAAAAAAGGGATGCATAAACACCCCTTAATTAAAAAACAAAAAAACAATTATTATGAAAACTTAATCTGTAATAATAACGTTAAATCCAGTTGTAGCTAAAGTATTCAACAAGAAATTTGCTGGTAATGGCTCCATTCCTGTTAAGGTAAGTGTATATCCACTTAAATCACCCATAGCTGCACCAGTTACAATAGTTCCACCTGTTACATCCATTCCGTGTTCTAATCCACAATAAAATAAATTACCATTGTTATCTTCAACAATTACTTGTGGTCTACCATAAGACAAAAGTTTAATTTGTTTGTGGTCTACTATTGATAATTTTTTCAAAGTCAATGCTAATTCTTGTTGAAAGAATGTAGTACCATTTTCTCTTGAAGATGTAATTGTTTGAGTAAAAGATGAAGTACCTTTTAACTCATATCTGTAAGCATCTGGTGAACCAACTATTTCTTCAATAGCATCAGTATTATCACCAGTACCATACTCAAATCCTGTTACTTCACCCCAATTTACAAAGTAAACTGCTTTTAATCCACCGTTGCTATCTTTGCAAGGTTCTAATCTACCTAAACTAATATCACAAGCCATATCTATATTTTTTTAAAGTTAAAAAAAAAGGTGGTGTTTATTTCACCACCCTTTTAGAATTTATTTATTTATGATTATGCTGCAGGAGTGTAAAGTACAATCTCTGAACCAATTCCGTATTGTACACCAGCAGTAAATCTCATTACTACTCTAACATTTTGTGAACCATCCAAATCAGCTAAATCAATTAACTTAACTTCTTGGCTATCTGCTAATAAACCAGTTCCAAAATACAAGTTAGATTTTTGTGCAGCCATCATATAATCGTTTGCCATTCCATTACAAACAAATATTTTAATTCCGTCAAATGATAAACTTCCGTTATTCCACCATTGTGTACCCATATTGTTTGTACCATTAGCACCTAAACCTGATGCACCAAATCCACCTAATGCTCTTACATAATCACGAGCTACAGATTGTGAAACGTATAAATACAAATCTTCCTTTCCGTAGAGTGCAGCAGGGATTAAATCCACTACTTTCCCCATTTCAGCAATTACGTTAGCAGAAGTTACACCACCTGAAGCAGGAGAAGCTACATCTAAAACAGTTGCATCAGCAGTAGCAAGTGTTACAAATCCGTCAAACTCACCAGCAGTAGCAGTAGCACCTTTCCAAATGTTTTGT